GATCCCTTCTGTTTGATACTTCTCTACCCACTGTCTTTGTGTTTTGGTAGCGACGTTATATTCCCTCATAATGGATTTTTTACTGATGTGATCATTTAATATCATCTTAACAATCTTTAGTTTGAAGTCAACACTATACTCATTCATAGGATTTCTGCTCCTTATATTTTTATATTATACAATATGTTCTTTTAGGTGGTACCTATGTGTCCCACTTTTTCGTAGCAGAGCAGTTCCTCCGTTCCTACTTGATATTGATTTGCTTTATCGGCATCGACAAAGTTTAGTGATTGAAGGCGTTTGTTTCCACCTTCTATAGGTTCTAGTCCGAGTAGTGCTCTTGATTCATTGAGTGACATAATTCCTAGACTCATCAATTTTTCAATGGCTGTAACTTTGGTGTTCCATGAAGCGTACTGCAATCTTTCGCTATAAAAGATAATTTCTTCTCCACGTTCCAATTGATTATTGGTAAGTAAGCCTATAGAAAAAGCCTCGCTAAGTTGAATAGCTAAAGGCTCAATGGTTGACTCGTAAAATGAATTAAATTCCTCTTCTGAATACTTGCTTGTAAATATGGGGACAGATACACCAAAGTAATCGAGTATCTTTGACTGCAAGAATTCTAGTGTATCTTTATCAATCAATTTAGGATCTACATCCAGTGGGATATATTCACTCTTTAAATCAATCGGGATGATTGAACTTCCTTTAGTGTTAACCGAATCAGAAAGTGCACTATCAAAGAGTTCTCTTTGCTTTTTCTTATCGGCTTCTGATAGCATACCATTCATCTTAACAATACCTTTAATCTGCATCGATGACTTAATCGCATTATCAATACCTTGTAGAAGACTATCATTAATTGAGATTGTTTTTAGAATGGCTTCATGATCACCACTTGATCCATTGCCACCAAAGATATCGTTTTGTCCAAAATGTCTTCTTAAGTGAATGATATTGTCATATGGTAGAATGTATGATTCTCCATTATCAAATAGCAACTTGATGAAATAGGTGTCAGCATTATCAACAATCATTTCAACTGTAATTGGTCTTAATGGATACATACCTTTGAGTTCACCTGAATCCCTATCGAACTTCGGATAAACAAACGCATTATCATTTAACAAGAGTAATGTAATTGTCTTGTAGATGAAATCATAAGGTGTCATTATCTCATTTGGTTTATACTTCAAAAGAAAAGACAGCCTACCTTTTTTCTCGGTCACTGTCTTATCGTTTTCGGTTTTGATATATCTTGGTTTAAGCTTAGCACATTGGCTAGCAACCCTATCAATACATATCTTAACCACATCACTTTTTGAAATATTTGTTCCAAAAGGTGTATAAAATGTATTTAAATTACTAATTAACTGGAGTGCATCGAATGATCCAGTTTTACTTTTTCTTTTAATGAGACCCATGTGCACCTCCTATACTATTAGTTACCCCATAATCATCGTCATTATTCCAACCTCCAAAATAATCACAAATGATACTTAGATCTAATATCTTCTATACAATATTCTTCTATAGTAAGTCCTTGTGTCACTTCTGGCAAAAAGTCTATCCCATCAAAAATTCTATTTAAATTTTTCACTAACCCACTGTCAAAATCTATATCAATCAGAAAAGGTTCAATGAATGTTCTAGGTTCATATGAGAACTCAATATGATTCCCTAACTCCAAATTCAAATATTTCTTCTTGCCTGAAATCTCCTTAATCAATGCGTAATACAATGGTACAGATTCTAATACGTAATCATTTATAGCATTTAGGTTTCCAAATTTGACTTCTTCAGCTAGATGGAATGGTCCATTGGCAATGAATTTTACTCTTCCTTTACTTCCAGTGATTGCTGGTCTAACAATAAACATATTATTATAATTTCTCCCTTTTAACTGTTTTAACAATTCGACCTGATTCATCTTTTGCAACTATTGATAGCTCATATTTTGGACCACCAGGCAAGGATTTTAGCAATTTTTTTAAATTTTCATAGTGACGTATTGCGTCTTCCTTATCTTTACATTCATATTGTTTAGTTCCATCAAAATCATTCGTTGTAATAAAAACATATTTTAAATTTCTGTTTGAAAATAATGCCATAAAAAATCCTCCATTTTTTCTTTAATTATACAATTTTTGTTTGAAATAGTCAATAGTTATATCATATTTTCATAATCAGTTTTGTATCTATTTAAAACTACGTATGCAATGATCAACGCAACTGTACCATCAATTCGTTTGTATTTAGAATTAAGTTTTGATGGTTGTATATTTCCGTTTAAATCGACCTTTGCTTGTGTATTTGATAAACACCATTTCATGATTGGATTGTTATTATAGTTAACCAAGTTGTTTTTTAAATCAGCTTCTAGGATTTTCATCGGTTCAGATAGTGAGTAGATACCCTGTCTGACTTTGTCCATATTAAATCCTAAGTCTTCCATTTCTTTAATCCAATATTGAGAATTCCACGGGTCATATCCAACCCATAGAGGTCTGATACCATAGGTTTGTATCATCTTCATGAACCAATGAGTTACCAAACTAAAATCATTTTGATTACCTTCAGTTAAAGTTACAAAACCCTTTTTAATCCAGATATCATAAGGCACGTTGTCTTCTTTAATTCTTTTTTCTACTACCTCACTTGGCATAAAGAAATGTGGTATCACATACTTTTTATTACTATCTTTTTTTTGAATGACAAGTACTGCTGCAGTTAAATCTGTAGTTGATGATAAGTCTACGCCACCAACCGCATATGAATCTCTTAGCTCATCAATGGAGTAAGTATCTTCATTATTAAAGTCGTCAAAGGATAACCACGATCCAGAATCTGCTTGTTTGATATTAAAGTCCTTACAAAGCATTGTTACTCTTGTCGATAAATCATGCTACGATTTGTTCATAACATCTTCTAAGTATAAAGGCGTTTTAACCACACCAATACTCGGATTTGACTTTTGCCAAGTTGATTGATCTTCATATATTTCTTTGGTTGAGTCCTGAGTGTATAACCAGGGCAATACTCTATGGTCTGAGATTTCACCTTTAAGCATCTTTCGAGCATAGTCTAATTTACTATCTAAAAAACCACCTACTGTAGTTCCTTCAGTTGTAATAATGAATATCAGCGGTTCTTCTTTTGTTGATTGACTTTGTTTAATTGCATCATAAACTTTAGAATCTGTCATTTCATGCACTTCATCGATACAACCAACTTCAATGTTATATCCATCTTTGTTTCTTGATTGAGCAGATAACTTCTTAATCTTATTTTTAGTCTTAGGCGAATAAATATGAAAGATGTTCTTTTTACTTCGTCTTTCATTAGATAGAGCTTTAGATTGTTCTCTCATATTATTAATTTCTTCAAAAAGGATGTTTGCTTGTTCAGTTGTATTTGATGTACAAACAATATCAACACCACCTTTTGATAAGAAAAACTCTGCTAGGTCAATTGCAGCAATAAATGTAGTCTTACCATTTTTTCTGGCGATGAGTAAGATAACTTCATTAAATCTTCTAAGATTAGTATCTGCCATCTTAAAACCATATGCTACTTGCAATACTGCTTTTTCCCAAAGCTCTAAAATAAAGGGTTCGCCATTAAATGGACTCTTAGTGTGTTTACAGAATGTTTCAATAAAATTAATTCTAATATTGCCAGGCTTTAAATCAAAGTGGTATCTAGGGTTATGTAAATCTTTAACCAAACCATCTAAAACGATTTTTAATTCTTTACCTACTATGATTTCACCACTATTAATCTTTTCATAATATTCTAATAAATAGTTACTCATTCTATTCGTGCCATAAATTTATCAAACTCATCATCATCGTCTATAACATTCTTACCCATGATGGAGTTTAGAGTTTTAATTACTGTGCCATATGAATTAACAAGCTTTGTGTAATATTTGGCAGCTTCTGTTTGTCTTTGAGTTCCCTTAGTTGATACCTGAACAGCACCATGCTTTCTTATTTGTTCTTGAAGGATTCCAATTTCAACTTTCATGAATGCAGCTTGCTCAATTAGGCTATCAACTAGTTGTGTTTTAGTTTCATCAACTGATGAAAAAAGCGACCTTAGTCGCTCAACCTCAATGCTCACTTCTTTTATTCTTGACATTTCAATACCTCACTTAGTTTACTCTTTCTACTACCTCAACGTTTATGACTTCAATTAAATCCTCTGCGGGAATGATTGCTAATCCACCCCAAGTTCCATGTAGTTGATCAAGTCCATCTATGTATTCGATGACTCCTTCACGACCGTTATAATGGTCTTCACCCTTCATTTTAATTATTCTAATTTTATCTCCAATTTTGAACATGTCCATTACCTCCCTTGGTTAGTAATACATATCACTCTAAAGAGGACTAATAGCAAGTAAAAAAGCGACCGAAGTCGCCTGAATTTCATACTCTCATAAAATTAATACGTGATTGGATGAGTTATCCAAAACAACTCTTCTTTTTCCTCGATTGTAAGTTCGCTCAAATTAAATTTATTAACTCGCTTGAATAGGTCATTGATTGCAGCATCAGTTTCTTGGAGCCACTCAACTCGAATACTTTTTTTGAGTTTATCATCTTGTTTAGCATCTTTAATAAAATCAAGCTGACTCTTAAGTGCCTCTTCAAATTCTGTGATGTGGAAAAACATAGGATGACAATCAACCCAAGTTTCTTTATTGATTAAATCCTCATGTTGTTTAAATAATTTCTCAATTTCATCGTCCGATAAATTAAATATACGTTCATCAACTCGTTGTAACTCACTGTCCGATTTGTTTTTTTTCTTTCGTCTTAGTATAAAGCTGATTTGAAATCGCTTATGAAATAGTTCAAGCTCTTCAGCTGTCATTGGTAATATTTTAGAATTCATTTTAATTCCTTGTATACTCTATTTAATGATTATAGTATTAAGCGAGTATACATTTCCTTTCTTAATATTTTATACTATAATCAAAATTAAGGCACTGTGGATTTGAGTCATTTATATG